CTTCTTGACCTCTTCGCAGAACTTCTTGTCCCACTCTCCTGATGCTGCTTTCTCTTCAATCTCAGCGACCGTATAGAAGTCGCGCCTGAATATAGCTCTAGCACGTTGCCAATCGGTTGTTTCAGGCGGGAACAAGACCTCGTAGTAAGGACGGAGAGCAACAATGCTGGGTTGGTTCCGAGTCATTTCGGGGACCTCAAACACAGTCTTGCCAGTCTCGACAATCTCCCTGATGTGTTTCAGGGCCTTGGTCCTGGTTAAACCTTTGTTACCAGCCACCAAGAGGTCAGCCAGGTATTCTTGTTCGTTTTGCAGTGCAGCGGTTAGAGCGTCAATACTAGGCGGGTTGTCGGCCCCTAGATAGCCGGTGAGTGTTTTGAGGTTGATCTCGCGGGGCACCTGGGCATAGCAACGCTCCCAGGTTACATGAAGGACGCTCCAACCGTATTGCGCTGCATATTCGGAGTGCAGTTCCAGTTCTTCCTCGAAGTCTGGCTGCATCAAAGTCTTTAGCATCCACCTCAGATACAGGCCTACTGCACCAGATGTCTTAACATCACTGCTTTCGATGCCGTCTACGTTAAGGGCTGCCCTGGAGATGCTGGAAGTGCTTAGGTTGACCATGAAGTTGCAGACCTCGTCGGCAAGCCTGATTCGAGTGTCACTAGCCCCTTCCCATGGGAATGGTTGCTGGCCTATGTCTGAGGCATGTTTTTTGCCGTCAGAACTCTGACCGTTCCAGAATGCAAACCGAGTGTTGTCGGCGTCCTTGACCCTGTTGGTCATTCGCCTGTCGGTATGGGCCCTGCGGAAGTCTCTCCGCAATTCAGAAATGTTAGGTTCCGTTGTTGAAACCAGTTTGTCTAAGGTGTGCATTAATAGCTGCCGGGTTGTGTGCTGTATTCCTGGTTCCTGGGGACGTAGATTGGGTCCATGAGTATGCCGTATCTCAGACAGTCAACAGGGTCCTTACTGGCCCCCTTGTCTCCGTCGGCATTGGTCCAGGTTCTCAAAGAGTAGATTAGGTTTTTACACACCTCCGACACGTAGAGTTTCGGCTCGTTTAGAACCGATACTTCCTCGCTCAAGTTATAGGAAAACAAATTGTTGACAAGGGCGCAGCTCTCGTCGATGTGCGTCATTGGGGCAGCCGTAAACAGCAAGCCTTCCTTGGTGACTTCACCTCCTGCTCCCCTTTCAGGTTGAGCCAGTAAATCAATCAAGCTTTGGTTATGCTCTCTCTGACTCAAGACCGCAGTTCTGCCTGCCCTGGGGTCAATGAACCTCTCCTGTATACCACCATCTGTTCTCTCCAGTTCTCTGATCAGGGTCTTATACTGCTGCAAATTCCTACCACAGTCTGCGGTCTGTGCCGGGCCCTTCTTACCGTCCATCTTCGCAGATGGTAGAGCCCACTCGCCATGGTTATCAAAGTCAGGCCACTCACGATAAACAAACACGCGACCAAGGTCGTCAACGCGAAGCCAAAGCATAAACCAATTGCGGTCCCCAGGCGTTGGGTCCACCACCATATAGTTTGTTCCACTCTTTGGAACCTGGTCTGCCTTGACAATATTCCTGTCTGTAAATCTGGGGAACTTGCCAACAATAGGGTTGGAAACATAGCCGTATGCCCTGATCTCAATTTCCTCCCTGGTCCTACCCTGGAGGGTTTTCTCCATGGCGTCGAAGGGTGAGTAGGGGTTGAACTCGCTGAAGAACCAAAATATCTGTCCATTGCCTTGTCTTGTCCTAGCCTTGTATGGCATGTGCCCCTTGGGCACCCCTGGTATGGTTGAAGGCGCTTTAGGGTCTATCAGCTTCCCAGGTTTAGTCTCCTCGATAATAGCGCCCTCGCAGGCGTCTTTAACGGTTGGTGTGTAACCCTCGATAGGAGTGAAAGTGATGATCATCTTCCCCCTCCTGGACACCAGCCTGTATTTCAAAGTTTGAACCCAGGCCAGTGGCACTAGCTCGTCCATCCAGATGAGGTCTAACTCTGTCCCTTCCAATGTGCCCAAGTCCTGAGTGTAATTTTTGAACCAGGCCTGGCTGTGGTTAACCCCCACAAAGGTCCTGTTGGAAAAACCGTTCTTCTGACTGAAGGCAATGTTCTGAACAGACCTCACGTTCCTCCTCTGAGCCTTCCATTGCTGTGGCAAATAAGCATTCAGGTAGGGTTGCTGAACCTGGATGCTGGAGTCATTAGAACTATGACAACACCAGACCGCATATTTAGGGTTGTTCACCATCGCTCTAATAACCCTAGAAGCCATGTATCTAGACTTCCCTGCCCTGTTGCCACCAAAGATGTAGATCACGTCTACAGTGGGGTCTTCCAGGGCTTTGTCCACGTCCTTCCAGTGGTCAAAGATGCCCTCAGTGTTGTGGTGGTCAGCCCCATAGAGATAAGGGTCAGCCTCCTCTAACCTGATCAATTCCTCCCTCTTGTTGTAGAACTCTTCCAGGGTGCCCTGGGCAGCCATAGCCATTGCCTCTGACTGAGTGGGAACCGGGTAGATAGGGTGTTTAGTCCACTTCATGTCACCACCTGCTCAACTGTCTTGGCCTTCCCTTGCAATACATCCTCTTGCCCCCTGGTTCGCACCAGACAGGCACCTGAAGGCCTTTCTGGAACCATCGGGCATCACTGACATGGACCAGCCCTAGATCGGTCTCTATGAGCCTGCTGTTAAGAGGGTGGCCTAGGACCTTACCTACCTTACTCTCCCTGCCTGCCTTCCATCGGAGGTCAGGGGACTCTAGCATGGTCCTACGTTTAGCCGGTTTGCCTCTGGTGCGTTTCTTGGGTTGGTTGTCCTGGTCTTCCATGGTCAGTCCTTTGCCATTGCTTCATCAAACCTGTCCCAACAGTAGGAGCAAAGGACCTCCCAAGGGGCATCAGCAGGCTTCTGAATGAGCCAACCATCAGCCTCGGCTGCCAGGTAGGTTTCAGAGTCTCCACAGGAGTTACATGAGATGTGTTTATGGTCTTTCATAACAGGTCTGTCTTGACACCTAAGCGGAACGCTTAGCTGTCAAAAAGTGGTGCCCAAGGGGGGGCCTTTTGTCATTTGCTGTGGTTGGGGAGATGCGTTTCCATATCGCTAGTCCTGGGAGATTACTGACCCCCCCGCCCCCTTGCTGGGCCCATTCTTCGCACAATATCACTTATGTTCCAATTGTATCAGGGGTTGTTTTCTTCCTTTACTACCTCTGCATCAATGACTTCTTCATCCTTCCTGGCATTGGCAATGAGTTGTTTGAGTGCTAACGCATCAATGGTGGTTGATGTATGAGCCACAATGGCACTGGGTAAGCCCTGAACCTGGACCTCTTTGTCGGTCAAGATGCCGATGGCGACGGGTAACTTATCAGCCTTCACCTCATTGGCCTCTACTGCCTCTTTGAACTTGGTCAAGCACAGGTCCCTTGTCTGTCTAAGATTGTTGATCAGAGCCTCTTGAGAATGAGCAGGCAGGTTCTCCTTGCTACTGATACCCTGGACGGTCTGCTGACCTATTCCGAATATCTTAGCTATGCTTTCATGCCCTACACCCTCTCTTATTGCCCTCACGATACAGTCGTATCGTTTCGGGTCCTTAGCCTTGATCTGGGTCCCGTCATAGTTCCTGAGACCCTGGTCAGGCATTCGTTGATTGAACTGAGTCAGGGAGCCTTTAGGCATGGTAGTAAATAGAAAGACGGTTGGAGACTATCGTCTTCCAACCGCCCTCCCAATTATCTGTGTCTAGAGGTCGTCTGTCAAGGGTGACTGACACCTCCAAGTCTATATTTACGTCTGGACAATCGTTCACGGTCCCTTGTTTGTAGGGTTTTCTTTAGGGCTTGACAAGAGGGCTGCCTGTAGCCCCAGCCACCACATGCTGGGCAGTGGACAGGCTCTGGCTTCAGGACGTAGCCCTTACCGTGACAGACGACGCAGGTCATTGGTCAAACCCTATGATGGGTCCCAGGAAGATGCTCTTCAGGGCTGCCATGCCACCGTAGTCTGCGTTGATGCAGAGAAGTAGTAGTTCAGCCTGGTCCAGGACATAGGTTCGCTCACGTTCAAACCCTGGTATTATGTATGGGGCCCAGGTCTTGGGGTCGTTCTCGTCTACCTTGACCACTCCTGACCATGGTCCTGCTATCTGACTCAAGGCATACTTGCCTCGCTCACCTACCGGGCTGTAGATGGCCATCATCATGCGGTTGTTGGGCTCGTCATACCATTGAGCCGTGACTCCTGATTCATGCTTCAGGAGAACTGTTGGTTTCAGCATCATCGCTAGTTCCTTTCTGTTTAGGGTTGGGGTTTCGCCAGGTGTAGCTTGTGGGCATACCTCGCTTTCTGAAGAATCGGTCACAAGCCTTGTCGAGCTTCGTGAAGAAGCCTAACTCGAAATAGTAACCGCCGCCTTCAAAGTCGGCTTGGGGTGTTGGTTCGTTATCCATTGAACGTCTCTCAGGTTCTCTCTGGGGTATAGGTAAACAATGCGACCCTGTATGGGCTCCATGTATTCGGGTTTCTCGACCTCTGATGTGGGCGCTATGCCCACTATGGTGAACGTGTGGTCCTTGCACTCCACCAGGGCTAAAAAGTCCGTCTTATGGGCCTTCAGGTTCGCTATCAGGTTGCCTCCGATTACTGGGGTAGTCTTGATGTCCACTGTCCTGCCATCTGGCAGGGTCACATCGGCTATGCATGGCCCTGAACTGTCCAGGTCTGGCCACAGGTTGAAGGCCTTTGCAAAGGCTAGTTCACCTGCTACCCCATTGGTGTCGGCTGTTTCTCTGGCACCTGGAGACTCGTCCAGGTGCCCCATTTGGTCATTGGTCCTGGTTGGGCCAGTGACTGCTATTCGCTCATGCGCTAAGTGCCTGGCTAGTGCCAGCTCTGATCGGCTCAGTGTTATGGTAATCATGGTCACGTATTCTCCCCAGGGTGTCAGTCACCTTGAGGAAAAGTGTTTCTAAGCCATCGCTGTTGATGATGGTGGCATCTGCCACAACCTCATCGACTGAGGTCTCTGAGATGTGGTTGTCAACCACTCCATTTAGCTCTGGCCTGATAATTCTAATAACCTTGCCACCCTGGGAACGAACCCAGTCAGCCTCGAATGGGAAGCGTAGGTCATCGATGATGACCAGGTCTGCTGCCTGTTCTAAGTTCCTCACACGTTCCTTGAGTTGGTCAATGAACACGGTTCTTCCGAACTTAGCCTTGAGAGACTCTCCCAGGGCCTGCATGACTGGCCTGAGAACCTCTTTAGGGGTCTCGTCCAGGGGCCCGAATATGCGCTCCACATGTTCCTTGATGGGCCTGGCAAAACTGTCCCTGAATGCTATTCCTGGGTGGTGGTTCCTAATGAATGTAGCCGCAGTTGTTTTGCCGCTCCTCTTTTTACCTACTAATGCTATTAGTTCCATGGTCTCCCCTTCTTTGGCTGTTCTTCTTCTCCGAACTCAGCGTCCTCAGTGGCTATCATTGGCAGCGTGAACAGCAACTTGCCTAGCTCATCTACCGTTGTGGCCTGATACGTGACCCTGATGTTCATTCCCTCGATTGATTGATATTTAAGTGTGATTTCCATTTCAGAATGCTGGTTCAGATACTGTGACCTCCTTGTTCAGTGCCTCAAAGACGCCGTTCCATTTAGTCCACTTCAGGCCTACCTTCCCTTCTGGCCCAAACCTGCTCTTCCTAACAATCAGGTTGGTTAGGTCCGGGGCCTGCTCAATGTCTGGCTGATGAAGGAAAGCGACCATGTCGGAGTCTTGCTCAATGGAACCAGACTCTCTCAGGTCTGCCAACCTGGGCTCACTGTCGGGCCCTCTGGTCTCAATCTGCCTGTTGAGCTGCGAGAGGACCAGGAACGGTCTCTGGGTCTCCATGGCTGCACATTTAAGCTGCCTGGAGATGTGCCCTACCTCGTTGACCCGGCTATCAAACCGCTTCCCACTGTGAATGAGCTGGATGTAATCGACGATGAATAGGTCAACACTCTGCTCCTTCACAAGCCTCCTAGCCTGAGCCCTGATAGCTGAAACAGTCAGGCCTACGTTGTCCTCGATGGTAATGGGCAGAGCCATGGCCTTCTTGGTGGCCTCAACCATAACCTCGATACCTCCAGGGACATCTCCTGTCTCCATGTATTGCCTCACATCTAGGCCACTGCTGGCTGAGATGATCTTCCCGGCAATCTGGTTGAAGGGCATCTCAAATGACCAGTAGACGACCCTCTTGCCCTGGAGGGCAGCCTGAACAGCCAGGTAGATAGCAAAGCTCGTCTTACCCCTTCCTGGACGAGCTGCCAGGGTCACCAGCATGTTCTCCTCCATCCTGAACAACCGGTCTACCGATGGCATACCTGTTGGCACCCCTTTGTTTGGTAAACCGTTTGGCCAGGCAGAGCCCATGGTGTCCAGGACCTCTGACCAACCCTGGCTCTGGCTACGCAGAGTCGAGGCATTAGTTGTGACCTCGAAGAACTTCGACTCCATGTCCGACAGGATGTCAGGAGTAGGAACATCTGGGTCATTCACTTTGGTGATACCGTCGTAGTAACGCAGGAAAACCCGCCTGCGAACCTCCATGTCCTTTAACCTCGGAAGCCAGTAGCTGAAGTTGCTGTGAGTAGGTGCCCTGTCTATTGCATCCATTAGCCACATAGGGCCCTCTCCAACCTCTCTGGCTACGTTGACCTCATTAATCTCCAAAGATGCCTCAGAGAGGCTCTCAAGGGCCTTCCAGGCCTTTCTAGTGACCTCATAGTGAAACAGGTCCAATGAAGCGCCTGCATTGACGGCATTCTCATACGCACCCAGTACACAACATCCGATGAAAGCCTTCTCAGCTTTCTCGTCTGCTGGTATCTCCAGGGGGAGAGCCATCACTGACTGTTCTCTGATTTTTTGCTCAGCCAACCAGGTAGCCTTCTTGCTTTCAATGATGTCAGCCATTGGAAGCCTCCCTCCATCTACGCTCCTCCATGGTAGGGCCAGAACCCCTCATAGATTTACCTGCTTGATAGATCAGAGAATAGGCCTCTGATATTCTATTAGTTCTGTTGATTAGTTCTTGATTAGTTCCTTGATTAGTTAGTGTCCCCGAAATGCGACACCTGGTGTCCCTAGAATGAGACACTTCGTGTCCCTCAGATGCGACATTAGGTGTCCCTGAAATGCGACACTTCCGCTGAATTGGCTTACCTGAATCAGTCACTTTGAGAGATCGTTTCCTGCCCTTCCAGGACATGGTCACCCAGCCGTGAGAGACTAGGCTGTTGAGGTGACGGTAGAAACTGTCCTTGGAGATGCCCAGGGCTTGGGCGATGGACCTCTTATTCTCCCAGCAGTCGCCCCTCATAGCAATGAAGCAGTAGATGGAGAGTTCCTGGGGGTTAAACTTCTGCTCAAAGAGCCAGGCTGGAATGAATGGTGTCTTCATTGTCGGCCCTCCCATGCTAACGAGTAGAACTCTCTGTCGTAGTTCTCACTGTCATATCTCAGAGTTGGTTCAAACAGGTCCAAAAGGGACCTTGTGGGAACCGAGCGCATTCTTTTGAGCTTCCTGCGAATGTAGGAGGCCCTGTCCTTCACGGGAGGCATTCCAACTTCGTCGTAGATTTCAGCTATCTCTTCAATACTGTGACCGTCGCACCAGTGGTGAAACACCATGCAGCACTCTTCAGCGTCGCACTTCCGCATGATGCCAAGCCGGGTTAAGGACGATGCTGCCATAGCCTTGCCGTGAACTTTACCGTGGCAGTCAGTGCATAGAGGCACCGTTGCAGTTCCTCCCATAGACTTAGGCACAACATGGTGGTCATGCTCGGATGGTCGTCCGCATTCAGCGCATTCAGGCCTCATTGGTAGCCTCCTGTCCCCTGTCTAGCATGAGTCTCAGGTCTTCATTCTGCTCCTCAAGCTCGTTATTGTCGTGTTCCAGGTCCTCCACCCACATCTCGGAGTCAAATAACTGAAACCTCAATCGCTTGATTTCTGCCTGGGCGTCAGCTAGGGCTGAAACTAGATCAGACACTACCTGCCAGGCTTGTTGGGGTGTTTCTATAGAGATTCTTTTAGCGGTCATTTTCGCAACACTTTCTTTTTTATGATTTCAATTAACTCCTGCCCTGGTTTGCCGCAGGACCTGAGACCCTGGAGGAAGCTCTTAAGCTTTCCAGGGTCCCTTTCCCCTCCATCGATCATGGCTTTGACATAAGCGACGTAGCGGGGGGTCTCTGTTGGGTCATGGCTCACCGTGCAGGGGTATGTCTCTGGCAGCTTGGTGCCTGCTGGGGGGAACCAGACCTCTTTGACCTGGAACCTCCTGGCAAACTCCTGGAGAAACCCAGGTAGCTTGTGGTAGGCATTACGTGCCAGAATTCGCTTCTCAAACTGCATTAAACAGGTTGAGGGTTAATGGTTCGCTTGGGGTGTAACTCGGCCAGACATCCAGCTCCACACAGGAGGTGAGCTTCGTGTAAGCCTCGTCCAGCTCGACGTTGGCCATCTGCATGTCGTAAGGAGAGAACCTGTAGACGGCAGCCGTGTAGGGTGCCTCCGTCTCAACCACTGCCCACAGCCAGTCGGTGATCGGGTAACCTGCCTTCTGGCAGATGCGCTGGTAGTTAGCCTGCTGCCAGTGATACTTCAGCCTCCTGGAGGTGTAGGTAAACTCCTTGGGGCTACTGCCGCCCTTCCTGGTCGTCTTAATATCAATGACCCGACGCTCTCTGCCTGCACTAAGCAAGCAGTCGATTCGGCACTTCACATCGATACCCTTAACCAAGCTCTTTGCGAATACACTAACCTCGGTCTGACCTCCTTCGATGCTTTCGCCAACCCGTGGCAGAGCCATCAGGTTGTCGTGCATCGATTGAATGGCGACGAGGTCTTCCTCCTTAATGATGGTAATGTCCTTTTCAGCCTGTCGGGCCCACCATTCTTTGGACGCTTTTTTCCTGCGGTCAGCAAACTCATCAGGGCAAACCGCGACCTCAGCATCCCACCGATCACGCTCCAGGGCATACATGTGGTAGAGGCGGCCAGTCTTCATCGACTCAGTGTCGAAGCCCCTGACCTTCCCTGACATGTTTTGGTGGAACTCATACGGGTTGGAGATGCGTTTAAGGTCCGAGGTGGAAAGGGCTGAGTCTGCCCGGTAGACAGACTCAGCTACACCATTGAACAAGCCTTCTGAGAACTCAGAACGGAATTTCATCAACGGTCACCTCGGTTGGTTGTTTAGGGGTGTCAGTCACCTTGGACGCAGCCATGTCATCAGAGGCCAGGATGTCCTCCTTGGCCCATGATGGGACCTTGTCCCAGTTCTTAGGGTGCTGATCGATGCTGTAGGCCCAGGGCTTGTTGGCGCTTTCAGGGCACTGCAAACCCTTTGGCAGAGCCGAGAGACCAACGATGCGGTCGCTGGTGGTGCCATTGGCGCTCTCTTTGTGCTGAACGTTCGCCAGACAAGGGACACCCAGGAAGTCTTGCAGATCAAACTTCATCAACTCTTCAGCCGTGAATGCTCGACCTAACCACGCCTGGAGGTCCTGACGCAACTTCGCCTTCTGGCTTAAACTTGCGGTGTAGGTCACGCTACGACCCAGTGCCTGGGGGCCGTCTTCCTCCCTGAACACTGCGGTGTGGTCGGGAAACTCAAACGTGAACATCACTCGTTTGCGCTTCTTCACTTCCCCTTTCCACTCACTATCTGCGGTGCCCAGGTCAATGATACTGATGCACCGTGCTACATGGTTGCCCTCTGGAACCAGAGTGCGTTTCTTGTTGGTTTCGGTTGTTCCTACTGTTAGTCCCATTTTTTACCTTTCTGTTTTGGGGTTGTTGTTTTTTGAGTGTGGGTCACTCGGTTTCGCGGTCACCTCGACCGCAAAAGTTGACGGGGTGTCAGTCACCTCAGTTAAGAATTGAATAGCTCACGTTGATCAAACCCGCCTCCTTCTCGGCAAGTTCCTCGAAAGCTGCCCTGGAGAGATCGAGTTCTCTGCCCTTGATAAAGGGCCCTCTGTCGTTCACTCGAACGATGACTTTGTTAGGGCCAAGCTTGACTAGAAGCCTGGTTCCGAATGGCAACGTCTTGTGTGCAGCCGTGTATTCATCGGGGCTGAAGACTTCACCATTGGCAGTCAGCCTGCCTCGGTATTTTTCCCCATACCAGGAAGCCACACATCGCTTGGATGGTGCTGCTTCTTGCAGGACGTAAATGTCCTTGCTAATTTTGATGACCGGCTTGGCCTCTGGTTGTTTGCAGCCGGTCAGGGCTGCGACGCTTAGTATAATTGTAATTAGGTTTCTCATTCGGTTACTTCTTAATCTGACGTTGTTGCAGTAACTCCTCCAATTGCTTCAGATCACAGCATTGGAGAAGGGTGAGCAGGTCGTCTGCTCTCAGGAACGTCACCCAGGGTCTGTTATTCGACTTCCAGGTGACCACAGGTAGTTCGTAGGGCTTTGCCTCCCCTACAACCTGGGCGAGCCAATCTCGCACCAGGCATCTCTCAGCGTTCTTGACTTCCCACCTGACCGGCAGGGCTTCGCAAGTCACATCAGGTGACTCACAGCCTGTCTGGCTCTGGTGGAAGCCTGTCCTGGTTGACTCGTAGCCAAACTCGGCCAGTTTCTTTACCCAGGCTCTCTCTCCCCTGGCTCCCTTTTGCTTGCTGTTTGTCATGCGACTTTGCAGCCATGCTCCTCCAGGACAGAGGGCTTGCTCCTGGTTATGCAGCAGTAGCCTGCCTTCTCTGCCACGTAGTTTGTCAGCATCGATTTCTCATTCATTCGTTGAGCGTCGAGCTGGCACCACACTAGGTGGCTTACGTGACCGTATTGGGACGGCATCATTGCTGTTTTTGAATACCAGTGGGTTACCTGTTTAGGTATCGGTTTTGGGGCTATCGGTGATAGACTCATGTTTCCTTTCTATGGGTTTGGTTGCTTTTGGTTTTGGCTAGGGGTGACTGACACCCGGTAGCTCAAATTGTGAATAACTTTTTCTTGGCAATGGGTGTCAGTCAGTAAAATAGACAATCTATGGCTAATTCCAGACACCCTCACAAACGTTGTATCTCTTGCTGGGTTGACAAGGACCTTTTCCTTGGCTGGCAGAAAGAGTGCGAGAAGCTCGGTCAAACTATGACTGAGCGAGTGACAGGCCTTCTGACTCAAGACTACCAAGGACTAACTCGGTCAAGAGTTGGGAAGGCGAAACGTCCAGGTGCTGGCAAAGGGCGATAACACCCTCGGCCACATCGCTCGGCACGTTGAAAACAATTGGTTCTGTCTTTTCCATGTGATTCGGTCTCAACTTTAACATACAGGTAGGACAAATACTGTCCTACCACCCACATCCAGGAGGAACAATTGACCACAATGGCATTGTGGGGGTCAGGGGTTCGACTCCCCTCGGCTCCACCAAATTCTTTATCGGAGGAACCAACCCTTCAACTGTCCACTCAGGACGCCGCTATCATTCGTGAGGTCTGGTCTAACGGCGTGAGCCTTGCCCAGGTCTGGAATGAATGGCGACGGTTGTATCTCGCTTCTCCCCATGGAGTCAAGGCTTGTGTTGAATTATTTTTAACACACCTCCACGACTCAGGCAGGTCCCCTCAATACTGCAAAGAGTTTGGCTGGGTCCTGCGTAAGCTTGATCTCTTCATGGACACTGAGCGCCCTCTCTGTCAGATCACCACAAAAAGTTGGTGGCGTTCTCTAGATGCAATGAGGGCTGGAAACACTGCTAGAAGGAAGGTCGGAGTGTTCCTGAACTGGTGCCTTGCCCAGGGCTACATCAAGGAACCAATCAACATTCCAGGTAAGCCAAGCTACCCCAAGGGAGACGTCGAGGTCCTGACCAACGACGAGGTTGCCTCGTTAATCAAAACCTGTCCTTCAGATTTACTAGGTCACCTCTGGCTCTGTTTGTGCATGGGTTTAAGAGTCGCTGAAGCATCCAGGGTTGAGCATCTCAAAGTCACCGAGACGCACCTGGTGGTCGGGGCCCAGGCTGCCAAGACAAAGACCAGGCGCATCCTGGACATACCTGAACACCATGGACACTACACCCAGTTGATCAGGCCTCAGACCAACATCAGGAAACGAATGGAAGCTCTCAGGCTGAAGGCTGGCCTTGCTCGATGGCCAAGGAACTGCATGAGGCACACCGCAGCCTCACATTGGTTGAACAAGCTACAGTCAGCCGAGGCTGCCGCACTTCACCTGGGCAACTCCCCTGTCATGTTGCATCGGCATTACAAGGCCCTGGTAACCCGGCAGGAGTCTAATGAATTCTTTGACCTCTGGGTTGGGTTCTAGATGGTTCCATTTAAAAACCTGGAGAGAGCCACCCTGGACAGGTGTCAGTCACCAGGGTAGGCTGTTTCGGTGAAACGCTACAAATTAAAGCTCGGACTGGAGAATGATAGCGTCAAACTCCACGGCATCGGCTCTCAAATCAGGGCTGCCGCGACATTGATGCAAAAAGCATCTGTTCGAGGAGACGAGGTGGTTCCAGAGATGGTGGTAAATGGTCAGGACGTTTTCCCTCTCATTTTCAACAGAAAGTCAAACCCCGCTTCAGACATGGAGGTTTGTCCATGTGAAGGCCTAACCTGGTGCCCATCTGATGAGCCAGCACACGCAGGCGCAGCCTTGACTCATTTTTCATGGTCAGATCAATGGAAGAAAAGGTGCGAAGAAAAGCTCCAAAGCATAGGCAACCCTACCGTTGTATTATCACTGAGAGAGACTGATAAGATAGATGCAGGTGAAATGGTTCTGCCTACCGTTGTCTATCAAAATTTAATTAACACAGCAGAGGAACCAGTCCTAGTCCTGGCTGATTCTAACTGGTCTCTGCCAGACCTGGAAACATTACCGAATTGCAGGACCCTAGAGCGAACGATGAGCCACAGCCTGTTCCCCCTTCATCGAACCAGGCTCCTTGATCGAGGCATCACTTCTAAAGCAGAGCTATTAAATCACACCCTGGAAATGTTTGAAGACATTTACATTTTGGGCACAGCAGAAACAGTATTCTACCCGGTGTGGCACGGAGTGTTATCGGCTGGAATTTTGCTCGCTGAAAATCGACCAAACCAGGTTTGCTTGCAAGACTTCCTAACCGCCAGGGAGAAGCAATTTGTGAGCTACTATTGCAAGCGTGAAACCCACTTCTGGAACTTCTTAGACAAATGATAATTCACTCACAACACCTCGACGTTTGTTACGAGGCACAGCCTGACTGCAAGACCATTCAGATAACGGTTGGTGAATGGTCAGAGAAATATGCTGCATTGCATGGTGGCATCAGAATGATTTGTGCGACCCTGCCGCATGACCTGGTTAACAGGGACCTCTCGGTAAAAGTCGAATGCGACGGCAACATGGAGCTTGGGCAGGTCGTGAGCAGGAGCGCCAGGCATGAGCCTCTAGGCCTGCATGAACACACAGAAGCCCTGAATGAGTGCGAGCAGAGAGCCATAGCAATGCCTGTCAGCCTTCAATGGTTTGCTACTTGGAGGTGTAATTACAAGTGTAGCTACTGTTGGCAAGAGACAGTCAGGGACAGTTACAGGAAAGACAAGCCAGCCAAAAAGTCGCCTGTGGAATGGGCTAGGGCCCTGCTATCATTACAACCTAACGAGGTCTACATCAGTGGCGGCGAGCCTACGACTCTCCCCAACTTCACCAAGATCGTTCAGGCAGTTGGCCTGGTTGTTCCGGTCAATATCACAAGCAATCTCGGTAACTCGTTTGACATCGATGCCTGGGAGAAGGAAGTCAGCCCAGAAGCAATTGACTGTATCACTTTCAGCTTTCACCCAACTCAACAGTCGTTTGAGGAATACTCAAGGAAGCTTCGTCACTTTGTGAGCGTTTACGGCGGAGCTAAGACAGGGTCTGAGCTAGTGATGCACCCTGGGCAGTTGCAATACGAACAACCATTGAGAAACCTGGGCTCTGAGCTTGGGTTGCGAACGCTAAACATCGATGTCTTCCATCAACAGCCAACCATCTACCCAGCCGCACCAGGACAATGCGCGAACAAGAGGCCTGTAAGCAACCCTGCGTTGGCAAGTAAACCAAGACATGCCCCAGGAGACACAGCCCCACACTATTGTGCTGCTGGAATGACTCGCCTGAACATTGACCCGGTTGGTGATGCTTACACCTGCATGTCAGCCATTGATCGAAGCAAAATGTTTGGTAAGCACACCCTGCCTCACTACTCACCAGTGGGCAACATATTCGACGAAGGGTTTACGATGCAGCAGAAGCCAGTGCTGTGCTGGGAGACATTCAGGTGTTCTGGTTGCGATGTTGCCAAAGTCAAAGACTCCTGGGTTGAACACCCACACCCTTACGAACTCCCTTTGCCCCAGTAAATTTCATGAGACACAAAGTATTATTGGTAGGTAGCGGCCCATACATCAGGGAATGGTGGGCGTTGCATAAGGACAAAATTGGAGAAGTGAGCTGCATGAACACTGCCATTGAAGTAGTAGGTGCCAGACATCACAGATGGTATCTGAGTAGCGATTTCATGCACAACAGGCAGTGGACCTTCCAGGGTATGCGGGAGAGAATTGGAGAACACATTCTGGGCTTGAGAATCGTCGCCAGCTTCCTGTCTACCCCTCATTGGTATAACTGCCCCTATGACGGAACCATGTTGTTGAACTCTATCTACGACATTCTGAATAGGGCCACAGTTGGAGAGACTCCGGTGGAGCTAAACCTGATTGGGTGTGATCTCGACTACAGCCAGCCTAAGACACACTTCTACGAAGGAGGGACCCCTGACCCCAAGAGAATACCAGACGATGTGCTGCTGGGTCATATGCACAAGGCGATGAAAGACTTCTCGCCCATGCACAAGATCGTCAACCTGGGGCCCCAGCCATCGTTCCTTCCGTTTGAACCAGGAGACCCTGAGCTGTCATGGAAACATACCTAGTCACATCTGGGACCAGCAGTCATGACAGGTTAAGGACACAGTTCTTTGAACCAAGCTTGAAGCAGTGTGAGCCTGTTGAATGGGTTCACTTCCAGAGGCAAAGCTTGGACCCTGGCAACTTCATGCAGGGGGAGTGGCTTTCCTCTATCAATTGGGCTGCCAGGAACGCCCTCAAGGCCACCAGAATCGCCTCAGAATCAGCTCTGATAGTGCTTGCTGACCTGGACATAGTCTGGCTCCCTGGGGCCTTCACAGAGCTGTCCAGAATAGCCGAGGAAGGTATCTGGGCCATGTGTGAGAATGATCGGTCTGAGATAAACACTGGCCTACTTGTATCTAGGAACACCCGCGAGTTTAGGCGGCTTCTTACGCACATGCTTGAAGAAATGGTAATCAGCCCAGGAAGACACGATCAAGATGCGCTGAGAAAGGTCGCGGCCAGGTCGGTGAGCGTGTTACCTGTAGAGTTTGCCAATACCAAAACAGTCAACCTGGTAGACCCAAGCAAGGCTTTGTGTTTTCACGCAATCTGCACGATGGCTGATGATAATGAGACCAGCGTTGAGAAGAAGGCCAGGCTCTTGGAACCGTGGCTTGACAGGTGTCAGTCACCTATGGCAACTTAGTCGGGCCTGGCCCCAGGGACACGTTGTCCCTGGGACTACCGGGTAATTTAGTTGTGGTTAGGGAACTATAAGCGGTTACCTGCTAGACATACGGAGAAGCCCTCTCACCGGCAGTTGGATACTCAGGTGGGAGGGTTTTTTGTGTCCTAATTGTTTCTCAGCTTCTCCAGGTGGTCCTGGGCTTTCTCTACCGAGCTAAAGACAGGGCCTACTCGCCTGCCCTTGTCAGAGTAAACTCTGACCCCTGCCCTGCTGGATGTCTGCACTGCCCTGAAGCCGTAACCGTCCAGGTAGATGGCTCCACCCCGGTTGTTCAGTTGTCGGGCTGGGGAGAACCTTGCTGACGTTCCTCCTCTATCATTCGGAACGCTTCCTCTATTGCTGCGTCGGTTTCCGAGTCCCGCATCTGCTGCGACATCAGGCGGGATGCTTTTAAGAACATCTCTGCGTCCTGTTTGTTTGATGTAAGCTTGGACACCTGTGAGTTTTCTGGCTTTTTCATATTCTCGTATGTCTCCTTTGAGTTTGTCGGTCTCCCCTTGGGCCAGGTGTTTCTTGAGCAATCGTTCTTTCTGCAAGAATGAGATAATATTCTCGGCATGAGACAACTGACGTGCTGGTCTTCCAGACGGAAAGTAAACATCAAAAGCCTCATCAAAGGAAGACTTAAAGGCACCGATATTTCCGGTCCAACCGTTCTCGTCCCACACATGCTTCTCACCAAACCACACGATGGCTTGGAGGTCGTCTGGGTTCATTCCAAGTTTCCTTGCTGCTTCCCTAAACACAACCTGGGAGACTGCAAAGTCCTGGTTGGTTACTGCCCCTTCACTTTTTGGCTGAATTCTCCATTTCTCACTGTAGGGCTCATGGGTCAGTCTGCGCATCAACCTGGCCGCCCAAACGTCGATAGTTGCCTCAAGAGACGCCCCTCCTAAGTTCATTGCAAACTGAGGTGTCTTGGGAGTGACTTTATCGACCAGCCATTTCTCAGCCATGGCCTTCAATGCTGGAAGACTGTTCTGACCATATTGCTTACCGTTAGCCCTGACTGGTGTCAGGTTGTAATGCTCTATCCAACGCTTGATCATGGCAGCAGGCGTCATTTTGGCAGCCTCGCTTCTGGCGATGATTTTTCTCCTGACCATGGTCTCATAGAGCTTCTTGTCCTTGTTGAGACGATACATCTCGTTGTAGCTCTTAATTTGCCTTTTAAAGTCACCCTTCTGATACCTCTTCATCAACTCTGCTGCGTAGATGAAGTTGTTTTCGACTGGTGTCTTTGCGCTAGTTGCCCCCAGGAGGTGAGTGAACATCTCTGCGCCTTTCCCAAAGACCTGCTTGATAGACTCCCTCATGCGGGAATACCACCCCATGCCGTCTGTGACTCCTGGGTATTGAATCAGGCGGTTGTATTCTTCAACGAACAAATTGGAAAGGGCTTCAATCGCTCCATTGTCAATCAGTTCCTTGATGCGACTCTTCGCTTTCTGAGTGACGTCGTAGTGGACGTTGTCCAGGTCGTAGTATTGGACGTTTCCTCTGGGGCCTCCCTCCCATTGCTGGAAGAACGGTGAATCAAGAATGCCGTAGTCAACAGTTTGAAAGACGGGTTTTCCGTCTTGATCGTAGCCTGTAATGTCAAGCTCGACTGCTCTTGGGTCATTAGCCTTCTGAGAACCCAGGGGCCTGCCCTGATCGTCGGTTCTACTCGGAGAGAACCTCCTACCTGGAACACTCCTGGTAAGCACTCTGCCCTTGGGCTTGTCCAGGACAGTGTTGGTCTCATAGGGCTCTTGGTAAATTACAGGGTCCTCCATTGGGTAGCCCCACTTGCCCCCTGGACCAAAGGCGAACTCTGAATTGTCCTGCACCAGGTGCTTGTCTATGTCAGCGTCAAACTCGGCCTTGGTCTTGTAGAATTTAGGCTCTCCAACGGTGACCTCCCCTTTGACTTTCCCTGAACCCTTACCTGTAGTCTCTATAAGCTTCACCCTGCGCCCTACGAGGCTGTTTAAGGTGGGTTTGGGCCTTGTCTCTATGGTTTTACGCCCACTGAGAATGAGGTCTGCAAAGGGCATGTCAGGCTCACTCTTTATGTTGACACCTGGCAGGTTGTCAGCATCTGCTTTCTTTGGCTTAGTTGCTACCAGGAGGTTCCCTCGCTGGGTGACGTTGCCAAAGTATCGGCTTATCTCTTTGACGTAGGACTTGGCGTTCAGGTTGTTTTGGTAGCCTGCTTTTGTGGGACCACCCTTGCCGCTCCTATTGCCTTCGTAGATCAGGAAGTATGCTTCCCCGTCAAGCTTGATAGCGTCTGCTGCCTGGGCAATGACTTTGTGCCTGTTGCCGGGTTCCTTGATGACGTTGAGAACATTGTTGACAGTAGCAGTGTCAGCCCCTCCGTCAGCAATGGTGTTAGCCACCCGGTCGTTGTGTTCCTTGCTCCGGTTGAATGGGTCAAAGATGTGGTTTTTGACACCACGCCTAGCCAAGAAGTCGGTGGCGTTATCAAACCTGCCACCACCAATGTCTGCGTTAATGGTCCCCCTCTCCCACTTGACCCTGCCGAATGTAGCCGGGGTCTTGTCGCGATTGATAGAGGTCTCAGCAGAGGTGTATTCCTGGCTCTTTGGAGTCTTCCAGAGGTCCCCACGTTTAACACTATACCTGGGCAAGCCTTGCCCAGAGACCTTTGAGTTAATGTCCTCGTTGAGCGCCACGTAGTTGGCCTGTAAACCGTCTCTGAGGGTCTTTTGCTGAACCTGTAACGGTTTACCCTTGGAGTCTTTCGTCTGCTTCCAGAGCTTCAATTTGGGAAGCATCTCATCGTAGAACCCTCTCATGCCCTTGCCGCCCAATCGGAGGTCGTCCCCCTCCAGGAGGGCAGACCTTACTCCCTCGGGCCCTTCCATGTTGTCGAGGGCACGTTTGGTCATCTCTTTGCCGATGTGGTCCTGAAGCTTTTCCTTGGTCATACTGCTATCAATGACCCTGAAAATGTCTTCCTCCGGGACCCTTGCCATCAGTTCGTATTGACCTCCTTCAAGTTCGTTAACTATTAGGCCAGTTATCTTGTCACCCAGGTCATACCTGGCGTTCTGGGTTTCACCGGTCGTCCAAGCGATAGCATCGTAGCCCTCATCAGCAGCAAGCTTGAGCATTCTCTTCATCGAGAACTCAGGCCAGGACTTCTTGAAAGGGGCGTTGGGGGTTCTGCCCATTTCGCTGAGAGCTTCATCAAGTTCGTTTAGCCTATTTATTTTCTGGGAGAGTTGCTTGCCCTCCTGAAGCATTCTTTGATATGTCGCCTCAAACTCAGGTGATACCCTGGCGACATAATCTTCTTCTGTCTTATTTTTTGGCTGAGTGTTCCTGAGCCCCTCTAGAAAAGCCTCAAACTTGCTAAAATTGTCTGCCCACTTCTCGTAAGCTTGTCTTGGGTCTTCAGCGTAAAGTAATTCAGCTTCTCTCAGAAGGCTCTCACGATCTTTTGGGGCATAGCCCATGCTTCTCCCCTCCTGGTGCCAGTCAGACTGAATTTCCTCCAGGAACAGAATCTTCTCACCGTCGGGCCCTATTCGGTCGTTGTGTCGAACGTGGGCAACGATGTTGGCTTCGTCGAAGTGGGAAGAGGAATAGGGGCCGAAGCGAGAATTAGGTTCTTCACTGAAAAGCTTCCGTTCAAGCTCAGTGTATTCTGCGCTCTCCTCTAGGGTGGGGTTTCTTCTGTTAAATATCTCGGTCAGTTGATCGTATCGAGCTTGCAGTTGCTCGCCACCAGGTTGTAGCGTCAGCAACCTCTCGGTGTATGTCCCTGGCTCTGCCCCTGGTTCTGTGTATTGAGAGAACTTGGTGGCAGATTGTTGAGGGTCGTCTGACTCAAGAATTTCAAACCTTCTCTCAAAGTCGTTAGCGACTTTTTCAAACAGAGCCTCTTGAGCAAGTTTCTCGGTTTCAAAAACCATTTGTGCATAAGGCGAAATCAACTCATCAGGTTCATCGGCCTTCGTGATTACAAAGCTTCCTTTCTCCACCCCATAACGCTCGACTGTTTCAGCAGGCAAATCGTCAGCCGATAAAATTTGATAGTCATCAAAATCACGAATGGTTGCCTCCATTTGGTCATACCTTGCATTGATGGCTTCGTCGTAGGTTGGGTAAACGGTGTCGTCAAACAGGTTCCCGCCTTCAGTGTCTCTGATTACATACCCATCCCTGGACGAACTCTGAAACTCGACCTCCGTCACCTCCACCATTTCAATCTGGTTAGCCTTGATGAAGTTCAAGACATCTTCCTTGGTGGTGGTCGGGTTGTCTTTCAGGAAGACGTCCAGGCCAATGTCCTCAAGTTCCTCCTTCTTGACACCAGCCTTGTCCATGGCTTTGAGGAACTGTTGAGAGGTGCCCTTCTTCTGCTGCATTCCCTCGATGGCCTCCTGGGCCTTGGAGAACATGCCGAGGTTGTCTAGCTGTCTTGCTGGGGAAAAACGAATGTCAGCAGTGGTTTCTTTAAACCTTTCGGAAAGTGGTATCAGGTTCCCGTTTTTGTCGTAAGTAGCCGGGTCGGCTAACTTGATTTGAGCGGGGTCAAACACAATGACCTCGTATGGCTTCCCTTCGTTGTCGGTCAGAATTATTCCATCATGACCCTTGTCTACTAGGTCCTGCTTAAACTCTCTAGCAGCATTACTTGCTTGGGTTTTAGTCTTGTAGACTTGGTTGTCCATGGAGCCATAGTCCAAGAACTGCCTTCCAACCACTTTGAACTCGGCAGTGTAAGGGTTCTCCATTTTAACCATGGCATTCACAATTCTAGGCTCGCCACCCGCTTTATTGCGCCCAGCAAAATCTGCATAAACCTCTGCCCCCTGCTTGTTGGGCGTAAGAAAAACACCCCACTGATTGATGGGCGTTTTTGTGCTTCCTCTTTTCTGAATTTTGAAAGAATTAAATGGTTCTCTTTCGATAAATTTACGTCCTTTAAACACCTGGTCTTTTTGCCAAGTCCCGTGATAGAGAGGCCCAAAGTTATACCCGGCTTTGATGGCTGCCTCTTGCACCATTCTCTGAGCAGATTCAGTGTCACCTGAATTAACTGCTTTGGCGTGAGCGTCGTCCATTTCAGGAGAAGACGCCCTGGTAGGGCTGAACATCTGCTTGGCCTTGAGATGGTCAAATGGGCCCATGCCAAACGGTGTCCCGTTGGCACTGGTGTCTCTCAGGGAAGCTATGCGCTCAATGCGGAGGTTTTTGTAAATTCGGTTCCCACTGTTCTTGTCCCAAGCAGTGTAGAGTGGGTTGATGGTTTTGTTGTTCGCCTGGAACAGAGCATTGATGATGTTGTGTTGCTTTGTTGTCAGCCCGGTTGAACCCGGAATGTCGTTGCGATGGTTGTCCAGGTATTTCTTGGCGTCTTCCAAGAAGGCATCAACGTCGTTGTTCCAGGGCTCTAGTTTCTCGGAATCTCTCCATGCATTGACCCTGCCTCTGACGTAGTTCAAATCGATGACTCGAACATTGACGTTCCCGTTGTTAGTGATGAACCACTCATGCGGTATGTAGTCAACCTCAGTAGCAGGTATGTCACCACTGGTCCTGGTGAGAGAGTTGAGCCAGGTGTCGTCACCTAGAGACCTGGTTCCGATACCAAAGTAGTAGGAACGAATTGGTCTACCATCTGCAATAGCTTGGTTGACCTCATCGATGGTTCCCCTGAAGTTCTCCATTAATGGAGCGTCAGAATACTTGGACTGAAGGAACTTGCCTCGATATTCACTTAGGCCTTGTTTGACGTTGCCTGCATTGTCGTATTTCGGCTTGAGAGTGACCTCGTTGACAGATGACTGAGTCAGCTCTGGCTCCAGGGCTTCCTTGACTTCTTTGCGCCTCTGACGAGCCCTCTTTTTCAGCTCTCTTTTGTCCTTAGCTTTTTTCCTGGTGCCCTTCTTGCCTCCACCCTTTGAGCCACCGTCGGAGTCTTGAGGTCCCTTGCCCTTGCTTGGGGGAGTGTCGGGGACATCGTCAAAATACTCTTTGCCAACACCGTCCCAGTTGACCCCATCGTCAGATGAGTCTTTGTTGAGCTTAGTGGTCTTCTCCTTGCCCTGCTCGTAGGCTTTGTATTGCTGGTTTAGGGCTTTCGCATACTTCTTGTAAGACTTAGAGAGTGCGGTATTCGGGTCAATATCGACACCGAATATATTGTCTGAGCTGTCTTTCGGCTTTTTCAGGAAGCCAAGACCGTCCATGCCCTGGCCGCCCTTCATGACGTCAAGCATACTCAGGACCGTCCCCTTAACCTCGGTCACAGCTTGATTGAGCCCAGTCCCTACACTTTGCCCAAACGGTGCTGCTGCCCTCTGAACCGCAGTCTTGAGTTTGCCTAGCTTGGAATTGTTCCTGACGTAGTTGTGGAGACCTTGGTCAGTTGACACTGACATGAAGTTCTCTGAGAACATCTCTCTAACAACCCAGTCTTCTGCTCCGTCTTGGGCGTAGGACCTGTCCAGGTCTCGCACCCTGGCACTGATCTGTTCGTCTGTTGGCTTGCCCACCTGCTCTCCTCTGAGCATCTGCTCGGCGTAGGACCTCTTCAGGTCGTCGAGGTTGTATTCCCTGGCTACCTGGTTGCGAACAGTCCTGGTGTCTACCAAGCCACTGTCCCACATTGCTTCACCAACCTCATGAAGCAGGGTGTCAGAAATCTTCTTTCCATCAGCGTTGACTACGATCTCCTTGGACTGAGCATCATAGAAACCATCAACCCCTCTTCCCTTTGTAATTTTGGCAAACTCTTCGCCTGACAGGACCTTGATGTTTACCCTGCCACGGAGCATCTCAGATGCTGTGGCCAGGTTTTCCAGGGCCCCTCTGGCCGTGTTGCGTAGATCGCCAGATGGCTTATCAACAACCTCCAGGTTGGACATTGTGACAAGCATGTCCATGGCTTCCTGGTTGCCTTCGTGCCGCTGAATAAAGTCATTGATGCTGCCTTCCATTCTGGCTGCATCTCGTTGGCCTGTGATTGTGTCTATAGCACGACCGCCAAGGCCACCCAGACCACCTGTAAGACCTGCCGCAAAGGCTCCAGCCTTAGCACCCTCGGTGCCTTCTGCAAAGCCTCCCAGGGCTGCGCCAGCAGCAGAACCGTAAGCTGCACTTCGACCAACGTCTTTCGCTAAACTAAGTGCCGCATCACCTCCCATTCGGCTTGCTCTGCCTGCTGCTTTTCTTATGCCTTCAGGCAAGACCATGTTCTTGGAGGTCCTCTCCAGGGGGCCCATGTTTGTCGGGAACTCTGGCAACTCGTCGATAGACTTAGTGAGAGCTGAACCGGCTGGTCCGATTCTTTCGGCAGCTTCTAGGGCAACCCTTGGAACCAAGGCTTCAGGGCCAGACTTGATGACACCAAGTGTGGTCGCTAGGTCTTTAGCCTGCTTGTATCTCAGTGGTGCATTTGGGAACTTCTCGCTAATTTTGTCGGCAACCCCACCAACTATTTGGTCGGCTGCAACCATTGCTGTGCCCACCTTTTTGCCCGCAGCCCTCATGGCCTTGCCCTCAAGTCTGGCTAGTTGCTTGCCAGCGCCTTTTCTGACCAACCCTGCGGTTGCACCACCAACCACTGTCCCAATATCGAGACCATAGCTGGCACCCTCTGCCAGGGCTGGGTCAACATCAACGTCATCAGTTTGGAGCCCTTCCAGCATCCCGTAGCCTGCCAGGTGGTCGATGATGTCTTCATCGCCAAGGCGAGCTTTCTCCCGCATAGCTTCCAGCTTCCTGATCTCTCTCCAGCCCCTGAAGCGTTCTCTGGTCAGGGCTTCGTCTCTAGAAACCCTGTCTACACCTTTCAGGGTAAGAATACCTAAGTCGGCTGTGCCCCTCAGAACACCCTCTCCCAGGGAGTTGACTATTCTTTGGAACTCTCCTTCAGCCAGGTTAGCAGCGAATGCTTTGCCACCGTCGTAGAGTTCTTTGAACATGGTCTTGCCAACCTGAATGGCGTCGTCCATTCCAAAGCTCTGCTTCTCCTGGGTCCCTAGCCATTCCTTCCACTGCTCATAGGCCTGGTCAGTGTCACCGGGGACAAACGTCAGGTCATCGAGCCTGGAGGGTGAATCGGTAGGCACAAAGTCCAAGCCAGAATAATCAGAGGCTTGCCCTTCGCTTGGGTTGGTGGGAATGAAGTCAAGTTCAGCAGGGCTTGCCTGGGAACTTGTGTCTGTCCCTGTTGGAATAAAGTCTAGCTCCTGCTTTGCCATGCCGTTAATTGGGTGTTCCTAAAGAGTGTTCAGAAAGTTTGCCGTTCACCATGATGCGCACCTTTTGTCCCTGCTTTACTTCACCCCTATCTCTTGCTTCTCTTGCCTCTTTCATTGTCCCAAATACCGGAGTGGCAGCCAAAGAGAACTCAGGCCCACCTGAGTATTTCTCAGGCAACCCAAACCCATTGCCATACTCAATTACTCTCGCTCGCTCCATATTGGCAGAGTCAACGTATGATCTGGCTGCCTCTCTGGCGGTTTGTAGGAGCTTCATTCTTGTGTCGTCAGTCAAGAACTCCCCAGTAATGGCCTTGTTAGCCTGGTTGACAAATGCCTGCATCAGGCCACCTGCTCCCGCTGCCGCTTTGAACTCACCCTCCCTGACAACTGACTGAGGGTCCAGAGACTTCATGAACGTAAACACAGCAGCAATATCGCCAGCACCTTCGAGCTTGTCAGAGTTAAAGACCACGTTCTCCAAGTTGCTATATTGAGACTGAAGTTGTTTAAACGTCTTCACTGGCTCAGAAGCGTTTAAGCTTTTGAACAGGTCCATTGACGTTTTTGCTTGCTCCTCATTTAGGCCACCTCTTGCCAATGCTGCCTGAAGCTCAAGTTGACGCTTGTTGGTCAGGGCTGTCTCTTGTGCTTCAAGGTATTTCCTGTTGTCATCAATCTTCTGTTGAGCTTGAGTTGCATCAGTGATTTTCTCTGCGGTTGCTAGAGACGCCTGTGGGTCAACGTCAATGCCAACGGCGTCGCTGAAAATCTGCTGCTGCTCCTGGTCTTGGCGTCTGTTGTAATCGCCTACGATAAACTGGGAAGCACCAGCAGGCATAACACCACCCTCTCTTTGGACCTGGCTCAGTGACTGACTCGGTGTCATGCCCTGGCTCATTCCGAACATGAACTTGTCGGAAGCAATACCTTGGTCGATGCCCCTTTGGGCAGTCTGGTTTTGCAATTGAGCCTGCTTAATTCTCGCGTCATACAACTGAAGTGACTTTTTAAGCAGCAGGTTCTCAGACATGCCTTCCAGTTCTTTCAGGCCCATGTCGTCCAGCCTGGTTTCAAACATCTTAGTGAACTCCTTTTCTTGCGGGGTTCCTTTGATGTTGTCTGGCATGAATTCATCAGCAAACGGTGCAAGCTTGGCTCTCAGCTTTCTGCTTTCACCTGCTGATCTGAAAGCCTGGCCTATGCCTTCGCCAAACTTCTCAATGCCCCTGGCCAGGTTCTGGCCTGCTTGACTCACAGCCATTGGCTGCACCATTCCCTGCCCTGAATAACTTTGCTTTGAAAACATGGTGTGTTGATTAAATTTTAGCCCAGTCCTTTGAAACCGCCTTCTGCCCAACCTCCAAACGCACCTCCTGCTGCACCTATTCCTGCGCCGATAAGGGCAGACCTATTGTTTGCGCTTTGAATGGCAGCGTTGTTAGCCGCATTCATGTTAGAGGCATGAACACTTCCCAGATAGGCACTCTCTGGGTTGAAGAGTTGGCCAGGGTTAAACCCTTGACCTTGCCCGGCAATCATTGCTCCCTGGTTCACGTTCACTCCAGGACGCCCTAGAATGGCCATGAAAGGGTCTTGGGCGGTGGCTGCGTTCATGCCAGCGATTTGCTGTGCAAAGGCCTGACGACGTCTCTGGAGTTGCTCTGCTTGCAAGCCTTTGACCAATGCTTCCTGGCCCACATCGACTGCGCCAAAACCCATTCCTCTGGCTGCCTGGGCAGACCTGACCTGTTGCTCCATTTCCCTGGCCAGATCGGGTGGCAAGCTTGCGCCAGCTTGGAGGTCAGACATGGCCTGGCGGTTTAGCTCGCTCATTAGGGCAGCCTGTTCTGGGTTGGCTGCCTTGAATGCTTCAGTGGCCCTGACACCGAGTTCTTCAACGTCTCTGATGTCTCCCTCTCGACCAACACGCCTGCCAGCAACCTCGGCTGCATTGAGCCTTGGGAGAACGTCTGTCTCGTATAGGTCAAGCAAGCCTGGCTCACCGTCTTTTCCTGTGAGAACTTCTCGGAGAACTTGCAGGTCCAGTTGTGCATAGGCTGGGCGGCCAAACTCGTCACTAGACTCAAGCTCAAATAGCTGTGGCGCTACCTCGGCCTGTGCTGCTGTGTTGTCGATGAGTTCTTGCGCTCCATCACGCTTTTCGTATTTAACTGATGTTCCCATTTCTTGTCTTCCTGCGAAAGTAGTGCCAGTCGTGTATTTTTAGGGTGTCCCCAAAGAGCCTGTGCCAGGCTACGTATTTAAGTTTGTAGGGTGCTAGTTCTTGGAACCGTCTGATCTTGTTCCTTCCCGATGCGTAGAACACAAACCAGCAATCTGGTTTCTTGTGCTTAAAGTTAAAGTCATCGAACTTGTCTGCATGTTTCTTCTCTATAGGCCTAGCCATGATGAACGCATCATCACCTGAGTAGACATAGCCATGAATGAGGTAGTTGCCCAGTTGCTGTTCAAACAACTTTCCGTATTCTTTAACCGCATCTGTGATGGGTTTGGGCATCAGGCAAACTTGTATATTGCAGCAGTCGTGTAGATTTCTGGGTGACCGCTGATATTGGCCGCCTGACCAAGCCCATTGGTGTTGCTGTTTGAACACCTAAATTTAATCTCAAGCACTGACTGAGTAGCTAGTGTAAACCTCCCTTTGATAAGCGAATGAACGGGAAGCCTGTCACCGCTATAGCTTCTGCTTGATGTTCCGTTCAGAAGGGTTGCAGCTCCAGTTGTGTCATAGAGCCAGCTCACAAAGTTATTGCAACCATCACCAGGAACTGCTGCTTCAATCATATATGTCCCTGCTTCCAGGGTTACCTGATTGGTGGCTAGTGAGGTAATAATTCCATCTGGGTCATTCGAGGTGTTAAGGTCTCTAACTTGGTCTGACCCTGAAGTGCTGTTGCCGCCACCCGCATTTGTGGCCTTCTGGTCCCAGACATGGGCTACAGACTGAATGGTTGAGTCAGTAGACTTAGCCTCCCATTGAATATTTCCGCTACCGTCAGTGGAGATGTATTTATTCGCCCCATCAGTCACCAGCAAATTGATCGGAACACTAGCAATGCCAGACTGAGAAGCCCACTCAGGGTCTGAGCCATCTCCGTTAGTCTTCAGGAAATAACCGCTGGTCCCTGGGGCTAGGGTAACCAGGTCACCGTTAGAGTCGTAATAAAGAATCTGACCGTGTGTGCCCTGGGCAAGCTTTGTCAGTGCCAGGTTGTGGTCACTGATCTTGCTGTTGATGTCGATGCCAGAAGCCAGCTTCTGAGTTGTGACGGCACCATCTGTGATCTCGGAAGAGTCAACGGTTCCCGCAAGGGTGATACCAGGTGTTCCAAGCAGATTAAGCTTCGAGTAGGTGACCCTCTCACTGGCGCTGAATTGATAGCCAGGCTGGACGTTAAATGTGATAGCCATGTTATGTCAGGGTTGAGTCTTCAGCGGCAGGGACATACCACTTGCTCTCTGTGTCGTGGAGGAAGATGGCGAAGTTGCCTGATGACAGGGTAAACGATGAATCAAACGGGTAGTCTTCCCATGCCGTAGATGTGATGTTCGCATTCATGTTGTATGGCAACTTGTTCACGATGATCTTGATGCCAGCAACTCCCACCGTTGGTGTGGGTAGTGCGTATGTCGTTGTGGAGTTATTGAGAATGCTCACAACGTAATCATTGGTCACTGCATTGGTCTCAACGCTCAATAGGCTATGTAGGAACGTGACTGGGTCAGTGAGCCTGATGGTTGGGTTGCCCCCTTCACCGTCAAAGTTAGTCCACCCTAAACCTGTTGATGACAGGAACCTCTTGATGGTTGCACTGCCAGAGCCGTCGAGCTGAACAAACCCGGCAGTGCCACTCAGTTCATCGATGGAGCGAATGTTACCATCTGCGTAGTTCAGGTGTTCCAGGGAGTCGATGAACTCTGTCCTGGTCACGGTAGTGTTGCCCACAGGGGCATTCACTGAGTCTACCGAAAAGTTCTTGGTTGAGTCTGGCATATCAAAGCATAGCGTGTCGGCCCTCTCGACGTTGACCGTCAGTGGTGCCGGTGGTGATAGAATGAATTCTGATTCGTCCTTCCAGGCCTTGGAACTTGATCTGAAAGTAAGAGCCCCTCTGGTTCACTCGGAGCTTGTGAGTGTAATACTGGTGCAGGTCCAGGACAGTGCCTGTTGAGCCCAGGACGGTTCCTCCCCCTGGTTCTGTTGCGTCGAGAATGACAGAGTAGTCTTCCCTGCCCTCTGTCTCATGGTCATCGTTGATGTTGGTGATCTGCCAGTCATCAACTGCGAAAGTCATATACTTGGTCCTGCTCTGGAACGTGTAGGATGTATCGTCCAGGAGGACTGTCTCTTCCTTCACACCATCAGTGATGGCAGTGACTCTGTATTTTGGGTCCCATGTGGAAATGAACACCTGAGCGTCTTGCAGTCGCCTCCTGTTACCAGAGGCGAAACCGTAACCTCGCGTCAGAACCATGAACTGAATCTCACTGTCTCTAACCATTACCTTCTCGGAACAGATGACCGTGATGTATGGGTCGTCAGCCTTGATAAGCATCGGTGTTGAGCTAGTGAACCTGACACCACAGTCCAATGCTTCAACTGTGTCGGTCCCATGGGTCCAACCACCACTGCTGTAGCCAGCATAGAGGTTGTCTGCTGCATCATCACATGGGTCTGCTGTTACATCTCCCATGTTCCAGACACCGTCAGTATCAGAGGCGCCTGTCCTTGGGTCTTCGACCAGGAAGTCAGTTCCATCGGTGATGTTGTCACCGTCACTCTCGACCAGGGTGTTCTGCCTGGTGCCGTAGACCTCGGTGCCGTCATTGACCTGCACCATGTTTCCGATGGCAGGCTGGCCTACCAGGAGAACGTCACATGAGTAAGCGTTCTGCTCCTGCTTGACCATCTCTGTCTCGCCGTATTCGTAGAGACCTACGACCCCGGTGTAATCGACAAAGAACAGGCTTTCTGTCCCCTGGAAGTCAGCCACAAAGAAATACTTAATCTTGATGGCATCACCCTCGTCGTAGCCTGCCCAGGCCTTGTTTAAGAAGTCGTAGACCAGGACCGCATTGTTCTGTTGAGAACCATCGAGAGGGACACTCAAATAGTATCTGTTCTGCCAGTAGGCACCGCAGGCGGTTTCCTTGGCAATAGACATGTCTATGCGGTCAATGATGGGTTGTATAGGGGTGCTAACTGGCTCAGAAACGCCCTGTAGCTTGTTTTGTTCAGTCTGCCTTAGTGACACCACCCCACGCTGTGAAAGGAACCACAGATCGCTTCCTGTGTTGACTACGGACCTGGGGCCAACCAGGCCAAACTCAGAGGTAACCTGATCAAGGGTGGCATTGGCGCTCCAATCACCAATCAGGTTGCTGACCGCATAGATGCTGGTGGACTTGAATACAACAACCGTTGAATCGTTGAACTTAAACAGCCTCTCTATGTTGTCACTGTCGCCCTGGTTGATCTTGAACGAAGCATAGACAGGGTCATACGACGTATAGTCAAGTATGTCTGAGACCGCGACATGGTCAGCCTTATAACCCAGAGCAGGTTTGTGAGGAACGAGGAGGCGGTTTCCGAAAAAGAGGGTAGACTTTGAGTTTGGTATGTTCTCAGTTCCACCAGCCCCGGATGCCTCCGGTGCCTCGATAAAGCCTTCTTCAAAGTTAGATAGGACCAGGTGGGTATCGTTGTGCCCCCTGGAGAGGATGCACTTATCGAAGGCTTGTGTGAACCAATACACATCCTCCGTATTAGCGTCTTGGTAGAGTGTTGTTGGAACTGTCAGAGGGACAGAACACCGGACTGGCACTGCTGTGTTGCCAGGACGAAGCCGGTAGATAACGATGTTAGTGTTATCGACTGATGAAGCAACTAGAACCCAGTCAACACCGTTAGGGTCGTTCCACACACCTACTCCGTAGACGTCCCCAAAGTTGCCCCTGAGAACACCGTCAAAGTTGATGTCACCCTCGTTCCAGTTGATGGGCCATTCCCAGCTAGACTTAATGTTTGTCCAGCCAACTGGCATGGTGCCCTTTCTGGGCTCTGCTATGCCGAATCGGAAACGTGCGTTCCTGGCGTCTGATACGTAGCCAGGAGGAAGGAGGTGAGGACTGGTCCTCATGTCAACACCGATGAAACCATTGTCCCCATCTGTCAGTGGGACGTCGTCGTTGATTGAATAGTTTCGGTGTTGCCTCATTGATAGAACCCTGCCTTGACCAGGACTTGGTCCAGCAGTTTGTTGCTGTTGTCCCAGGAGAAGGACATGGCCCTCTCACTAGCTCGCAACGCTTTCTCACACCTCCTCGTTTGAAATACTTCTCTCATGCGATCAACCAGAGACTCTTGCTTGGGTTTAGCCCAGAGCCCACCGTTGTCGTAGTGGTCACCAGCAGGGGTCATGACGTAGTCAACCGGGTAACCTATCTCATCGTTGAACCACTCTGAGATTCCCCCAAAGGGAACGCAAATCACGCTCCTACCAGTTGCTGCTGCTTCCTGTTGATGCAGCCCCCAGCCCTCACCATAGGAGGCGCTGACCAGGCAGTCTAGCCCCTCATACCAAGAAGCCAACTGGGCCCTGGTCCAGAACTCTTTCTTCACCAAGACTCGGTCGTCATCGATGTCAATGTCTGGGTCGTCGGGGTGCATTTTAACGAGCAACCTGACGTCCTTGATTCGTTTAGGGAAAGCCTTCTTCCAGGCCTCCAGGACGTCTTTAAAGCCCTTTCTGCAACCTCCAGCAGACGTTCTGCCTGCTGTTCCAAACACAAAGACCTCCTTCTGTATAGGCGGCCTGTAATGGAACACACTGGTGTCAATACCCAGGGGGACTTTGGTCATTGGCTTCTTAACACCCTGGGCGTTCCAGTGACCAATGTTCCAGTTACTGGGTGCCACAATCAGGTCTGCTTGGTTGAGGTTAATGACCCCCTCTTTGTGCAGCCTGGTGGTTTCCCACATGGTGTTATAGACAAGCCTTTTGTTCCCTGTTGGCTTAAAGGACGGACAATGAATGATCATCTCCCAGTCCTCCTGCTGGTGTTTGTTCACCAGGCTCTCGTAGACAACTTTGGGTATCGGACCCTTGCCTCGTTCTACTGTTATCGGGAAGAGTGCAACGTCCCTTCCCAGGTTGGTCATGCCTTCGACTACTCTAAAGCAGTGCAGGCTGTAGCTTGAGTAGCCATCGACTACTCCACGTATCACACACCGTTTTGCCATAAATTGTCATCGGTTCAGCTCGTTAAGAATGGCTTGAACCAGTCGCTCAGTGTTGGCCAGTTTTTGCTGGGTCTTGGCCTCCGTCTTAATTGCTTGAGCTTTGTTGGGGTCTAGCTTGGCTAGTTCTGCCTTGAACTTCTGGGCAGTCAGAATGCCTGACTTGGCAGCTTCCTTCCACTTACGTGAGCGCCAGTGAGCGCCTGCTGTGAGCAGACCTAGTGCTGCTGTGGCTACAGCTCCAGACCAGGGGAATGGAGCAACGTCTCCAGCAACCTGAATGCTGCTTGATATCACTGGTCGAATTGTCCAACCGTTTGTGCTGACCACTTCCATCTGGGCCCCTTCAGGGCTGGTGACGATGTTAGTGGTGGTGACAGGGTCGTAGAGTGCGTTGCCAATAGCCTCTGGCATCTGGCACCCAGACAAGAACCAGGCAGCCGATAGTAGGGCTGCCATTTCAATCGCTTTTTTCATCGTGCTTTTCGCCTTTAATAATTTTGGTCCAGACGACCACACACTTACCCAGCATGTAGCCAGCAGTGGCTAGGGCTATGCCAAGCCTGGCCCAGCCTTCCAGGCCTTCTGTCCAGGACACTGTCCAACCGATTGCCCCAATGCACAGAAATCTGATTGCATCAGTAGCCTCGTTTGCCACCCTTCTTTCCCCCTTTTTTAGTTCCCTTGCTCATTACCACTTCACCTTGTCGGCCCAATACGCTGCACTCATCTTGCCACGGGCGATGTTTTTGGCATGACGAGCTTTGAAGCTGGCTCGCCTAGCTTTCTCCGATGCAGTCTTGGGGTTTTTGCCAGCCCCAGAGACTCCCTTTTGACCAAATCGAATAAGCTTCACCTCATCGCCTGACTTCGCCAAAACAGCATGTGACTTGGTAGGATGCTTGGGTGTTCTCTTAGGCTTGTTGTAGCCAGAAAACTTTTCGCCTGACCTCTCAACCGTCATGCCCAAACTCTCCGGGGGGTCGCTGGGGTTGGTGCAACGAGAAACCCGTATAGAGGCACAGCGTTCTCTTCCTCCAGGCAACGTAGATTCACATGCCATCCCGGCTGCGCCACTGGGGCCTCGATCTGGGTCCCATCAGCATCCCAACTTCCCCCAGTGTAGATGACTCCGAGTGTGTCGATGTTTCGGAAGCGAGGACGGTATTCCCAATCGGTCTCGATAGGGCTCTCTGGGTCCGAG